AAAAAGTGAAGAGGAATTAAATGTGGCAGATGAGAAAATACTACTTGACTTCGATCCTAATGATTTCATTATACATATCAGTCCATTTTTAGATGCACAAGGTAAGTGGACAGGGGAGTTGTTGGTTGGTAATACAACCACAGATGAGAACTCTCTTGATGATGATGACTATATAAACTTAATGCGGCTGGTGCATATGGTATGTGCTTCTGTACCTGCTATGGAAGAAAACGAAACTGTTAGGGAAACCCTTTACAAGTACGTAGAAACTGCGTTAAAAGAAAGTAATGAGAAAGTGCCAAAAGTAAGGCATAATGAAAATAGTAATGTGATAGAACTTAGCTTTAAATAAGGAGACACGTATGGCAACTAAAGTAGAACCCAAACTAACATCAGATGTGGACATGGTAAACTCACCCGATCACTACAACTACGCAGGTATCGAATGCATTGATGCTATTCGTGCAGCAACAGGAGAGGAAGGTTATCAGTACTACCTACAGGGTAACATTATGAAGTACCTGTGGCGATACAGATATAAGAATGGTATAGAGGACTTGCAGAAAGCACAGTGGTATCTAAACCAGTTGATTGTGGAAGAGTCTGGTGATGGTGGTTAAGATATATCTTACACTGGAACTAGACGAAGATGAGTATCCTATTCCTGTAGATGGTTTTGTTGATGAAGAAATCAAGGAAGCACTACAGGAATTTATCTACGATGTAGATGGAATGAGTATAAAAACAATTAAAGTATTAGGAGAATAGATATGACACAAAACTACCTATCTACAGATTATCAATCCTTCATACACAAGTCACGTTATGCACGATGGCTTGATGATGCAGGGCGTAGGGAGAGTTGGGCAGAGACTGTATCACGATACATAACTAATATAGTTAAACCCAACATAGATGATTTTACAGCAAAGGATATTGAAGAAAGTATTCTTAGCTTACAAGTCATGCCTAGTATGCGATCAATGATGACAGCAGGTCCAGCAGCAGACAGAGATAATACATGTATGTATAACTGTAGCTATCTACCCATAGATGACCCTAAGTCCTTCGACGAGGCTATGTTCATCCTCTTGTGTGGAACTGGCGTTGGGTTCAGTGTTGAGAGGCAGTTCATTAGTAAGCTGCCCGAAGTCCCTGAGTTGTTCGACAGTGATACCACAGTCGTTGTAAAGGATAGCAAAGAAGGTTGGGCTAAATCTCTCAGACAAGTAATGGCTCTTCTTTGGGCAGGTGAAATACCACAGTGGGATGTTTCACGTGTACGTCCTGCAGGGGCTAGACTAAAAACATTTGGTGGTAGAGCTAGTGGCCCTGCACCTTTAGTGGATTTGTTTAACTTCGTGGTACGTATATTTAAAGCTGCACAAGGACGTAGGCTGTCTAGCATTGAATGTCACGACATCATGTGCAAGATTGGTGAGGTAGTTGTAGTTGGTGGTGTACGTAGGTCAGCCATGATCTCATTGAGTAACCTGAGTGATGATCGTATGCGTCATGCTAAGTCAGGTCAGTGGTGGGAGAATGAACCACAACGTGCCTTGGCTAACAACAGTGTTAGTTATACAGAGAAACCAGATGCAGTATCCTTCATGCGTGAATGGATGTCATTAGTAGAAAGTGGGAGTGGTGAACGTGGTATATTCAATCGTGAGGCAAGCAAGAGGCAAGCTGCAAAGTATGGTAGGCGTGATCCTGACTATGAGTTTGGAACTAATCCGTGCAGTGAAATCATACTTAGGCCGAACCAGTTCTGCAATCTTACGGAAGTTGTGGTACGAGCCACAGACTCGTTGGAAGAGCTGGCTAGAAAAGTCCGACTCGCCACAATACTTGGGACGATCCAAAGCACGTACACAAAATTCCCATATCTGCGAAAGGTGTGGAACAGAAATACAGAAGAAGAACGATTGCTCGGTGTGTCTCTCACAGGGATAATGGATAACCCATTAATGACTACAGCCAATAAAGGATTGGATAAGACCCTTGAACATCTACGTGGGATTGCTGTATCTACTAATGCTGAATGGGCAGAACGTCTTAACATACCTGTTGCTACAGCTATTAGCTGTGTCAAGCCAAGTGGTACTGTGTCACAACTTGTTGACAGTTCTTCAGGGATACACCCTCGCCATAGCCCCTACTATATCCGTACTGTGCGTGGTGATAACAAAGACCCTTTGACACAGTTTATGAAGGATCAGGGTATACCCAGTGAACCTGACGTTATGAAGCCCGATGCTACTACAGTGTTTAGCTTCCCTGTCAAGTCACCTCGTAAGGCTATCGTAACATCAGACCTGTCAGCAATAAGCCAACTAGAGACATGGCTTATGTATCAACGTCACTGGTGTGAGCACAAGCCAAGCATTACCTGTAATGTACGTAAGGATGAATGGTTTGAGGTAGGTGCATTTGTATACAAACATTTTGATGAGATGTCAGGTGTGTCATTTTTACCATACAATGAGCATACATATCAGCAAGCACCCTATCAAGAGGTTGGCAAGACTGACTATAATATGTTACTATCTGTTATGCCTGATAAAATTGATTGGGCTGGGCTGTCTGAGTACGAGAAAGACGATAACACTGTAGCAATGCAAACTATGGCTTGCTCTGGTGACGTGTGTGAAATAGTAGACTTAACATGATAATTTCCCCACCTTACGGGGTGGGGGAAACTAACAATAAAAAGGAGAAAGATAAATGATAAAACGTCAATTCAGTAAAGCACTATACGATGCATATGATGCACCTGCAAAGACAACCCTCGTACAATATCTGCAAAGTATTGGTCACGAGATTACAAACACAGAAGAGAACTACAATGTAGATGTTGTATCAACTAAGAAAGATTATACATACTTCAATGAAGCAGAAGTAAAGGTTTCATGGTCAGGGGATTGGCCTACTCATTGGGCAGAGATACGTATACCAGAACGTAAGGGACGTTTGATTGAAAAGTACGAGGGTGAGAAAGGAGTGCTTAACTTCTACGTGTTTCGTAAAGACCTAAAGCAAGTGTGGCGTATCAAAGATACTAGCCTGACTAAAGAAAGATTACGTGAGGCACGAGGACGTAACATTGTGAAGGGTGAGAAGTTCTACCACATCCCATACACAGAGGCTGAATTAATTAACGTAGCATAAGGAGATTTACTATGCCAAAGAAACTTAACAGAAAAGAACGTGGCTTGGGTAAGTACGATGCACCATTACGTGTGCAGTTTCAAATGGGCTACAGTGCCTTTAAGAGTGGACACAAGTTGTCTAGCCCATTCAGCATCCATACGATGCAACATCGTGAGTGGGAACGTGGGTTTAATAAAGCCTACTACGATCAACTAAAAAGGATTAAGGAGTATGAACGAACTACAGGCAGAGGCAGAGCAGTTTCTAAAGGAGAAGTACAGCATGTCTGACTTTAATTCGTATCAAAGGAATGCATCAAGTACAGCTATCTATCCTGATCAGCACAAAATAATATACCCTGCACTTGGATTGGCAGGGGAAGCAGGTGAGGTAGCTAACAAAGTTAAGAAGCTCATACGTGACGGTCCAGATAAACGTCCTGATGATTGGCGAGAACAGATTGCCAGTGAGATAGGGGATGTACTATGGTACTGTGCGGCACTAGCCACTGACCTCAACCTCACACTAGGTATGATAGCAGGTCAGAACCAAGCCAAGTTAAGTGCCAGAAAAGATGCAGGTACTATTGGTGGAAGTGGAGACAAACGATAGACAAAAAAAAATGGGGGCTTAATTGCCCCCTTATTTATTTAGTTTGTTGCTTTCTTATATATATCGGCATATCCTTGCAATATTGCCATGTGTTCTGGGTTTGTTAAGTCTAACTCTTCATCCTCTACTCTATTAAACTCACTTATGGCAACCTTACGTATGGATGCTGGCATACGTTTAAATTTTCTGTGGGCTACTAGTATTGGATTTGTTTCTGCAAACTTAGCATCACCCACCATTTGTTTTGATTTACGCATTAAACTCTCTACAAAAGGTGCAAGATCAGTGGCTACGTGTTTTTCTATAGATGTTTTGTCTCTATACGATTGTTTAGTTTCTGTGCTATTATAGTCTTCACGAAACATTTGTTCTAAGTCTTTTAGTACTTCAACCTGAGTCGGTAGCATCTCAAGTAAGAATTGATTTTCTGCCCTACGCACAGACGGTATACGTTCTTTACTGCTCAACTCGTACTCATCGTAGCCTAACTTTTCTAAGTACTCTGCTTCAGGGGAGTTTTTAGAGAACTGCGTAATTCCCGTTGTTGCACTAAGCATAATGCCTTTACGTTCCTTACCATCCGAAAATATAGATGGTCTTACTGGACGTTCTTTTTCTTCTGATGGTGTTAATAGATTGGACAAGCCACTTGATCGACCCATCCTACGAACATCCATGCCTATCTGTTCGCCCATTGTAGCACCAAGAGTGGCTTCATCGTCAGCAGCATCACGGTAATCTGCTGGCCTGTCACCCGTTGCTCTTTGTACCTCTACTATTTGAGTAAGAGGTATTCCCCAAGTACGTAAGTAATCAGACACGGCACGTCCTATTACCCTATTACGTCTTTCCGCACCTGTTATATCTTCAGCACCTGCCAATATAGTTTGTAGTTCCTCAACAAAGATATTTACAGTACCTGCACCACGAAGTTGTGAACCAAGAAAAACCTCTGTAGCTTCATCCATATCAAACCAGTTATTAAACGTTCCTTCTGCTGGTGTTTCTTTACCACTTAAAACTTCTGCCATTTGAGCAGGTATAGCTGCTATTGGTATATTTTTTTGTTCGTCTTTACCCAAACGTTTGATGCCTTCAGCTATCCACAAAAATTGACGTAAGGGGTATATGGCACGTGTGTCCATAACACCTTCTTTTGTATTCATATTTGCGTAGTTAGCAGGTGCGTTTTCAGAGTTCCTATACATAAGAGCAGCAGTAATGCCAGACAAACCAACTATGTTACGAGATATTTGTTTTCTATCTCGTGCATCTAGTGGTCCTTTTTTGTAACCCAATACTCTTTTAAGTGCAGGGTTAAATGCAC